TTGTTGGATATTCCTGTGGATTTACATTAAATTGAACTAACTCAACTTTGGTAAGTTCTCTGTTAGTTAAATTAAAATCACTAATCTTATTCCAAGTAAAATATTGTTCTTGAATTTTAATTATATCCTTTGGTTTTAATAATTTAACATCATTATATTTTAAATTAAAGTATCCACTCAAAAATCTTGTATTAGGATTATATATATTTGTAACTCTATTGTTATAGAATGTATTGTATGCGTCGTTTTCTGTATATGTATTATACGTTTTAATAGTCCCCTCAATATCGGTTACTTCCTCTGAATTGAATAATAAACATAGACTATCGTTTCCGTTATAACTATTTTTAACTTTATCAGACAATCCCATTGGCATCGTATGTGATATTACAGGAATTTTATCTGATGTAAAGTAAACTGAAGCATCACTACTATTCACATAAACGTTGTATGTAGGATAGTTAGAAGCTGAATAAGATTCACCAACAATATCCAAGAATGGATTAAATCCACCCAACCAAAAAAATAATTTAGGTTTAGTTTTAACACCAGTGTATTGCCACTCAACCGTTGCACCATTCTGTTGGTTGTTTGCCACATAGTTGATACCTAATGGTAATCCAATGTTATTTGTATTAACATCATCCCATTTACGAATTAGTTCAGGTCCAAATATAGTTTCAATTTTCTTCTCCTGTGATTTAAAATCAGTTGGGTTGTAAACAATATTAGCACCATATATACGATTGTTTCTTTGGGTAAATTGTTTGTTACCTTCATCAGAATCTTCTAAATCTGTAATAATCAATTGACTCTCAACAAAGTTTAATGCTGGTTCAACTGACCATCCTTTATCATAACTAATTTTATCTGTCCAATCATAAATGGTTCCTGTACCTATGTAAAAGTCATATGGTTCAATTTCTATTTCAATTGGATTGTCAGGATTTGATATAAATACCAAATTAAATTTCTTAGCTATTGAACCAAGTAAATCAATTTGTTTAATGTTAATATCAATTACTTCACTAAAATCAACTGGTAAACCATCAGTATAAGGTATGCTTGTACCAACTGGTTGAGGTAAATATTTTATTGGTCCGTCAGATATTGTGGCATATGAATTTGTTCTTGTTTCAACATAATCATCACCACCTAAACTAACAGTTGTTCCTGTTGTAAATGCTTTGATTGTTGCAGGTAATTCGTATTGAATTGGTTCATATGGATATTCTGTAATAACTGTAATGTTAATATCTGATAATGAATAACAAGGTATCCCTGTTCCAAGTTTACAAACATAAACATTAGCATTACCACCTGAAACAATTGTAATAAGTTCAATACCTTCAGGTGTAAACTCTTGTACCGTGTTTATTTTATATGAGAATTTGGTTGCCTCTGAACTGAAATATCCATATAGATAGATACTCTTCATCCAAGGTGTATTGAAAAAATCAGACTTAATTGTGTAACCATAAGTCTTGAACATCAATTTTAATAAAGACCAAACGTTTAATGCAGGTTTTAATTGATTATCAATCAATCCTTGTGTTGGTGAGTTTATTTGATATTGTTGAACACCAGCAGCCCAAGCTGCGGCAGTAGATGTAAAACCACTAATTGGTGAGGTTGATGTATATATTCTTGTTTGGGTAAGTGTATCACCACTCTGATTTACTGTTGCCCCTGATACATAGTTATAACCATTATGTACAATAGGGTATAAGTAAGGATATGGTTTTTCACTATCCAAAGAAAAGTTTGTATAATTAAAGTTTTGAGTTACGTTAGATAAATTGAATATGTGATTAAAATGATATTCAGAATCGGCAAAGTTCAAATCTCTTAATAGATTGTTACCAATTGCACCAAATAAGTTTGATACAGTTGAATATAATGTAACCTCATACTGAACTTTACTGTTCATTACTGATACCTTATTCAATCTCATATAACCACGGAAAAGTGGTTCGTCCCCCAATAGTACATCACAATTGTTTCTTTTTGTTGCGTCAAAATATAATGATTGTGCGTCTACATTAAAGAAATTCTCAAAGAATCTGTTGTTCTTCTTTGAACCAGGAATAGTTAAACCAATTGTGTAATCGGTATTTTTCTTTCCAATGTCCTGAATTTCAGCAAAGGACTTATTCAATTTAATTGGAATATCTGAATATAAATCCAAAAATTCATACACCGGTAATAAACTACCAGGTATATTTGATTGTACTCGTAATACGGTTTGTTGTTGTGACATAAATTAAAATCCTCTATTTACAAAGAAACTATCGGCTGTTTTTAATGTTATTCTATATTTGTTTAGTTTTCTATGTTTTTTTGTTATTGTTTCCACTTCAGTTGATAATACTTGAACAGGAGTTAAATCCTTGTAATATGTTGAAGAATTATTCATAGGTGAAATAAAATCATTATCCATAATATAAACCTGTGGAGAATAGAACAATTGTTCTAACCAGTTACCCATAGGCACTGATAAATAATTACTCTCTAATATAATTTCCTGATTTAAATCGGTCGCGTAAGTCTTTACAGAACGTCCATAATCTCTGTCTGGTCCCGCCAAATCAGTTGAATAGTATCTACTATCATATGTCTGTGCACTAATCTTTTTAGTGTCATTTCTGAACGATGTGAATGTGAAATAATCATATCCACCACGTGCATTTAAAAACGATAGTCTTGTATTTTCAGGTTGACAATTATTGTACAAATAGAAATAGAATTGTTCTGATACAGGACCAATTGGACCTACCGAACTTCTACTTTCACTATTTGTTGGATATGAATAAAATAATTGTACTGTGTAATATGTTACACCTGATAAAGATAAACTTGAATATAAATTAGTTAAATCTGATGGTCCACAAGGTAATGCAAATATTTGAGTTGTATCCGTATATCCTGTTGGTGATGCATAAGTTGTACCAGCATAATTCAATTGTTGATTTATTGTTGAACCTGTAATTTTTACATTGTTACTATTAAAAAACTCAATCACTGCGTAATCTGCCTCAATCACTTGTCTATCTCCGGTTTGTCCGTTTATATAATAAAGTACGTAATTTTCATCAGATTGTACATATTGGATACGTGGTGCATCTGTTAAGAATCTACCTGTTTGACTCATTTCAGGTACTGTAGGATAATCCATTAAATAATGTGAAGCGGGTGATAATCTTCTATAAATTGAAGATGGTATCGTTGTACTTGTACCTATCACAGTTCCTAATTCCTGGTCAAAATTTGGAAGATAAAACTTATCTGTACCCATTTGGAAGGAACCACCAATATAATCAAAGTTTGGACCTGTATTTGTCATTCCTGATGCAACAAATGATGTATCGGAAATACAATATGGTAAAGCTGAAAAATGATATAATTCATTTACTGGTTCGCCAGCATCTTGATATGATGTTTCATACACCACACTTGTTCCACCTGTTATATATCTATATCCATATTTAAAACTTCCAATTGTACTATTTGGATATGGGTTATTATAATTTATACTCAAGTTAGTTGTGTAAAAATCATTTTTGGTATATCCTGTATAATGTTGTGATTGAATATAGTTTGATAAGTAATCATATGGTCTTAAGTTAAATTTATATATAAATGAATTGGTCGCACCGGTTGTTACGTTATACGGAACCAAAGACATTCTACCTACTTTAACATCATTGGAATATAAATCAACATCCAACTCCATAGATGACACATAGGTATCACCAGTCAAAATTATATTATAATTTCCACCTCTTTGATAAATCATATCAACACTTCTTCTAATTTGAGTGTTGTTATTTAAACCATTACTGTATAATGATTGGTATCCAAAAGTATAACTCATATTCCTTCAATTAAATTTATTAAATCATCATAAGAACCATCTTCAATTAGTTGCATAATTTCAGGATTATCAGCAATTGATTCCAATGCCACATCCAAAAAGTTAGCCGGTCTTATTCCAAACTTTTTTATATTATTTTGTATTGCAAATGCAAAACTTCTTCTTTTTATAAATCTACCTCTTTTATCTCTTCCTGTCAATCCTCTCTCCTTAATCCATTTTTCTATTGCATCAATAGGTACACCTTTCTTGCCAGGTAATCTTCCTGATTGTACCCATTGAGAATATTGTTCAGCTATGACTTGTATGATAGTATCATCACCACTTTTTTGTGTAGTTACTGTTATACTATCTCTTAATCTACCAGACGCAACCTTATTACCCACACCTTTGAATTTAGAAAATCCAAATGGGTAACGTTTTTCTTCTAAAGTTTTCTTTAGAATATCTTCAATAATAGGTGCTATCTTTTCTGCGTCCATTAGTCAGTTTGTCTTATGTGTCTTAAATAACTTATTTGTCCTGTTACTTCTACTGAACAGTCATATATCCCATCCCACAATTCCATATCCACAAAATCAATGTAGTAAGTAAAAAGATTATCGTCAATATCACTTACCCAATAAAAATCTTTAACGATTGTCTCATCAGTTAAAAATTGTTCTATTTTTTCTTTATTTGTCATTATAAACTAATTGACCATTTATTTGAAAGGTAATTCCACACCTGACTTAATTCAGTTGAGTTTAATACCTTATTATATATTATTATTTCACAGTATTGTTCATTCACCGGTGTTGTGTCACCAGTTCCCGTAGGTGAACCATAGATACCCATATTATGGAACGTTCTTGTTCTTAAATCTTGTGTATCGTTTTTACTACCACTTGCTTGTTGTGAACTACCTTTATAGATAGTTGATGTTGCACCATTATTAACTCTTGTTAAAATTTGATTACCTGCATTGGTTGTATTATAATATTGATAAGCTGGTGAGTTATAATCATATCCAATTATATCTGATGGGTTTGTACCATTCAAATCATAAATTACACCCCTATCCGTTGCACCATTATATCTTGATATTAAATAACCTGCTGTTGATATTGAACCCCTGTTCATTACAACAAACATAGAACCATCAGGATAATCTGTTGTATCTGTTTTAGGTCCAAATGTAGCATCTGCCGCAACATTTAAACCCCATTTATTATAACCATATGTTGTAGGTCTTGTGGTAACTTTTGCAGAGTTTAAAGAACTATTTGAAGTTGATGCTGTCAAAGTATAATAATTATTACTTGTATTAACTCTACTCAATGTACCGCCTGTTGTTCCACTAACCAATGAATATACTGTTGTAATATTTGTACCACTCAAAGTATAAAACGCACTGTTACTAAAATCAACCCAAAATGTTAAATTACTTATATCATTTGGATTGAATGATGGTGCAGCTGCCGCAACTTGATTTTGAAAAGCAAATGGTGCAAAATTCATATTATATTAAGTTCTTTACGTTTGCTAGGTAAAGTGATGAAGTATCAAAACTTACCAATGTTATTACGTCCACACCAGTTGTTGTAGTTGGAACATATGCTGAACCAGATACTTGCTTAACTGATGATGGGAAGGTTACAGTTGCTGAACCTGTTGTATTTAATCTAATATTAACAGTTTGACCTGGCTTAATATTTGATGGATTGATATGGGTTGCAGAACCTGATACCAATTGTAATGTGAAGAAGTTACCGTTATTTAAGTTTAACGATGCGGTATTTGACGCAATTGATAAAGCATTTACATTACCTTGTACTGAACCTGTAATTTTAGTTGAACCTGATACAACCAAAGAACCTGTAACATCAACCACATTTCTTGTGATATGCATATTACCATTCTCTGCATAGAATATAGTATTATCTGATGTGGCTGAATTTACTCCACCACCATATACTTGCATCACCATTCCACTTCCATATGGTGTAAATGTTTGATTTGAGAATCCTGCGTTATTATTACTATTTGATGCATCATCTAACGAAAAATAAGCATAAACATCACCAGGATTTATTGAACTATCAACGTAAACACCAAAGCCAGGATATTTTGAACTACCATTATCATTACCAACTTTTACTTTTGGTGAATTTAAATCATTAGAATTATATTGAAATAATATGTCTGTATTACCAAAATTAACAAGTGCGTTTGCATCTCTATATATGTTTAATGAACCTGTAATACCTTGAGTTGCTTTAAACTGATTTGAACCAGTTGTTGCAAAACTTCCTGTGTTGATATTTGATGGTGCATAACTTGCAGATAATGCGTATGATGCAGATGTTGCAAATGATGCGGTACCTTGTAATGAACCTGTAATACCTTGTGTTGCTTTTAAAGAACCTGTAACAGTTACATTCTTAACAAAGTCTACTTGATTACCATCATATGCATACATTATGTTAGATGATGTAGAGTCCTCAATAGAACCTGTTCCACCACCATATAATACTAAACCATACTTATTACTTCTATATGAATTTTGTGTACCTACTAAACCAATATTATTATTACTATTTGAAGTATCTTCAATTGTGTGACCCGCAAATGGTCCAGCTGTACTATCAACAACATTTGAGAAAAAACCATATGGTGCAGGTATATTCATTGGAATATATCCACCACCACCATCAGTAATAGTTAAATTGGTTGTGTTAATATCTATTGAACCTGAACCATTACCACTAAAACGAAGGTCACCACCATTATAAGTGTTGAAATTCATATCAGAACTACCAACACCACCAATTGCATTATTAAATGATATTTGACCTGTAGTTTGGAATTGTGTATATGCGGCATCAAAATTAAATCCAATACCAGCAGCACTTTGCATATTAACAAATGTTCCAACAGGATTTGATGAACTAATTGTTAAGTCAGTTGCAATTAAAACGTTTGTACCATTATCTGATATATTACTATTTGTTAAACCTGCACCTAATGCATCATATTTAGGTACAACATTTGAGGTACCTGATAATGGTGTAGGTGGTGCATAACTTGCTGATAAAGCTTGTGTTGCATAAGATGAACTTCCATATAAACTACCTGTAATTCCTGCTGAAGCTGATAATGGAGTTAATACTGTAATTGTTCCATTAGTATAGTTACTCATATCTTGGAATCCAAACATACCTTGATAAGCACCATTGTTATCAGCAATCCAAATAGATGGACCATTAAAATTTTGAACACCTAATACAGAACCACTTATTGTAAAACCAATTTCTTTTCCATCTAATGTACCATTATCAAAACCTTGTGGATATATTGCAGCTGACTGATTTATTGAAGTATCAGCAATGTTTATAACTGCACTTGATAAGTTTACGCTTCTTACTCCCCTTGTTAATGTAACAGATGCTGGTGTAATTTGAACTGAACCTGAACGTGAACCACCTGCTGTACCTGCCATACCACCTGCAACCCATATTTGTGGTTGAACAGTTGATGAAGATGCTGCGGTGTTTGAACTTGATACCCATAATTGTCCTTCAACAATTACATCTTTTTGAGATGAACCTGAAACATATAATGAACCAGATATTACTTCTGTACCAACAAAGTTATTAGAACCTGTGATTGCAAATTCTGTACTATCTTTTCCATCTAATAAATTAGAATTGGATGCGTATGATGATGTTCCAATTGTATTACCTGTAAATGAACCAATGAATGAACCTGTAAATGAACCTGTATTTGATAAGAATGAATCAATTCTATTTGCTGTTAATATTAAAGATGGTGTTCTAGGAATTGCACCGTTTGCTGCAACTGTATTTAATGTTAAACTTGTACTATCACCTTTATATAATAATTCAACATAATCATTTGCGTTTGCTGTAACGTATAGATTCCAACCTGCAATTATTGAACCACTTATTTGACCGTGTGAACCTGGAACTGTAACATCTCCATTACTATCTGGTATTGATACATAAGCACCGCCATCATTTCCTTGTGCCATCCATAGATTCACATTACCAGCTGTATTACTTGAGTTTTGGAATTGTGCTGAGAATTGAACATTATAAACACCTGCGTTTTGAAAATAAACTTTATTTACATCACTACCACTTAAGAAAACACCATTTGATATTGCTGTCGTTGATAATGAAGCTGAATAAACAGCGGCTGTATTTGTTATTGAATAAGAACCAGTATCAAAAAATGAACCATAAGAACCTGTAGCAGTATTATAATTAGCACCACCTGTTGAAGTTACAGTAACATCACCAACACCACCGGTTGGAGATACAACGATATTACTACCTGCAATAATTCTTGTTACACCATTATTAGGTGCATAACTTGCCGATAATGCATTCTGTGCAAAACTTGCACTTGTACTATTACTTGAATAAGAACTACTTAAAGCAAAATTTGAATATGATGACGATAATGCAGTTGTGGCATAAGATGCAGTACCTTGAAGACTACCTGTGAAGTTTGTTGCTACAACTGAACCTGTCACAGATAATGGTCCGTTTGGTAAACGAACTGTTCCATATAATGTTTGTGTATCATTTGAAGCATCTCCCAATATATTTGAACCACTTGAGAATATTACTGAAGATGTTTCATATACAACTTGTAAATAAGTAATTGATGCGGACAATGCCGTGATTGAACCAGTCACATTTAAACTTCCTGATATTGTTTGATTACCATTGAATATATTTGAACCTGTAGTTGCATAACTACCTGTCTTTTGTTCTATTGAAGTTAATCTATTGTTTTGATTTAAATCTGTTGTTGCAATAGATTGTGATAATGAATTAACACTACTTGTTGTTGCAAGTCCCGCAATTGTATTGTTCTGTGCTAAATCAGTTGAGGCAATTGAACTTGACAATGAAGTTAAACTACTTGTTGTTGCTAAACCTGCAATTGTATTGTTTTGATTTAAATCGGTTGTCGCAATACTTGAAGATAAGCTTGTTAATGAACTGGTTGTTGCTAATCCATTTATCTGATTTTGTAAACTACCTGTTTCAATTTCTAATGCATCTACACGTCCATCAATTGATGCTGTAAATGCATTAAATGATGATGTGGTTACAAATGAACTGGTGTCAGTATTATCTGGTGCCCAGCTTGCTGATAATGCTTGTGTGGCATAAGAAGCGGTACCATATAAAGAACCTGTTATAGCTACAGATGATGTTGACATTTGAATAGGTAATCTGTCACCTAAACCATCTTGTAGATATTGTAAAGTTCCTGTAACTCCTGTGGTAGAGTCTGTTAATTTGATTAAACCTTGATAAGATTGACTTACATATAGATTTGTTAATTGTCCCATATATATTTATATATTTTCTTTTATATTTTTGACCATTCTTTATTCACATCTTTCCATAATTGTGCTACTTGTTCCCAAGTTAATCCACCAGAAACAAATGATGTTTCAGGTAATACACATCTATTAAATGAGAATTTCTGAATAAAATGAAAATCAATTATCCATCCTGATAGAATAGTTTCTGTTTTCTCGTAGTATGGTTGAACTGATGCTTCCCATCCTGCTTCAAAATCTGATAGGTATAGTTTAGCAAAAAAGTCTTTTACTATTTCCAACTGGTCAGATAATACATCTTGTTGATTGGAAAGGTCGTTATTCAATTTATCTACAAAAAATACTTTCCATCCTAAATGTATGTGTCCTACTTGAATGTGTGTACTATCAGGTAATACATACATACGTGGATATAGTGGTTCTTGTTTTGTTATTATGTCGTTTGTTAATTGTTCTATATCTCCAAATCCATATGAATTTATTTGTTCGTGTAAGTCTGCAAACTCTTCAAATTGACTTAACACATATTTGTAACTGTTAAACTCTTGGTCCTGTGGGAATTGAAAGTTATTTATCACAGGAGGTGTACAACTGTCATAGTCAAATGCAACTTGGAATGAAACGTTTAATGTCCATCCACCCAAAGTTGTTTCAAATCGTTCTATAAATGGATATATGTCAGGGTTCTCATCTACAACCAAATACCAACTAAAGTCTCCTTGTGCTGCTGAATATGATTGTAATAATATGGTCCAAACGTCCATAACAATCTCTAAAGTATCAGACATTACATCCGATTGGTTAGATTGGTCATCCTCAACTCTGTCCATAACAATAATGGAGAAACGATAGTGAAGATGATTTTCGTTCAATCTTACCTCACCTGGTACCACATACATTCTTGTATATTCAGGTTCCTGTTTGGTTACAATGTCGTTTGTACATTGTGCAAGGTCACCAAACCCATAAGATTTGACTTGTGGGTGGTGATATGCTATGGAACTTAAGTCCGCTAGTATCTGTTTGTAATTTATAGAACTTGTGTTAATCATCCTATCTTTAAATATAAAAATCTTCTTATTGTTTTCCCAAAGCTATCTTTTGTAACCTAATTACTTCTTTTTCTTTTTCCAAAATGTAAAGTAATTGGTTAAGCGCTTCCATAACGGAGGTTTTGGTGACTGTTGAATGTTTTGTAATGTCGTCATCGCATAATCTATTGATAATTGCAAACCATCCAAAGGCTTGTTCAAAAGTATTTTCCATATTATTTTCCTCAGCCTCCACGTCAATACCATTTTTTTCATAAAACTCTTGTTCTTCCAAATTAAAGATTGTTGGGAATTGTCTAATGATTGTTGTACGAATTTTGAAAAAAAAAACTGCCCACCTAATACATACTTCACATCCAGTTCTTTTTTAAATAGTTCTGCACGTACTTCCATTGATTTTGAGTCATAATCTTCAATCTGAAAGTCGTGTTCTGATTTTTCAGATATAATTGGTCTGTACATAATTGCACAGATGATATGAAGATTATTTATAATCTCTTTGGGTTCCTTATTTAGCAAAGTATCTAAATCTATAAACTCTGCAAATGACATATTCTTCCAAGATGGAATAAATCCATAATGAACACCATTTAATTCAAACCTGTCAAAGAATGGATACTCTGAATCAGGGAATAGTTTGGTTATGTGATTTGAGATGTAATTGATTTGATTGTGGTTTGCTTTCAATATCAATTCTAACTTAACTCCCAATATCTGGTTGATTAGTTTAGCTTGAAAGTATTGTTCTCCCAAAAAGTCTTTTACATTATATACCTTAACGTAGTTTTCAATTGATAGGAAATTAGGTATTTCATATTCCTGTTTGTTAATTTCTATTGTAATCTTTTCCATATATTATATAAACGCTATTGCGTATTTTCCTGTTGTTTTTAAATTCTTTAGTTCAAAGTACATTCTCATCATTAGTGCGTCAGATAAGTCAGGGGATTTTCCCAATATCTTCTTCATCTCTTCTTTTGATTGTACGGCCACTTTATTGTCTTTATCTACATCTTTTAATTTGATTGATAGTAATTCCTGTGTTAATTCGTCTATTACTGCCGGTTCAATTATATTCAAACTAATCTTACCTTCTTTAAATAGTTCTGATAGTTTAACATAACATTGAGATTTAAGGTTAGAGAAATTCTGTTCGTGTAATGGTCTTGAGTTGTTTACAAAGTCTGTCCCTTTTAAAATATCAGAAACTGGTCCTCCAACGCCATCAGCATCAATAATAACATTCTTTGGGTGTACACCATACTTTGCAATTAGTTCCCTTATTTCGGACGATAATTCTGTGGCTGATAGTTTTGTATAGACGAACACTTCTGTGACCACCAGTCCCACCCAAACGACTGCTACGGACCTGTCTGAACCAAAACGTGCAACGTCCAATGAGATATACTTCTTGTCTGTTCCTTGTGGAACATCTCTGAATATTGAATTACTAATACTATCAAAGTCAAATAGATTATCTGACTCATCCATATAATTCCAATCACCTTCCAATAATCTCTTACGTTGCATTGGTGGTAATCCTTTTAACATCTCAATATAAGATGATGGTAAGTGTGGATTGTCCAATGGTAATGCTGGTACAAACGCTTTGTTTGGTTCTAATGTTTCTTGTATATACGGAAGATAGAACATCTTCTTCAACCATACTTGACCAGGGTTACACGTCATCAATATCTTTGGTTGTAGATTATACTCTGTTAATTTAAATCTCATACGAGACTTAAGGATATTATAAGCCAATTGACTAATTTGTGCTGCTTCATCCACGAACACAGCAGTAAGTTCCAAACCTCCCAATGAATCAAAGTTTGGGTCTGATGGTTGGTATGCTAAATCCTTTAATATTATTTCTGATTTGTTTGTAAATGTGATTACGTTGGATTGTCCATTGTAAACATAATGTTCACCAGATTTTAATCCCATTGATTGTAAGGTTTCAAATAATGTGTTGAGTGTGGTCAGTTTTAATTGTTGTAATACTGTTCTACCAATCAAACATCTAATCCCATCGTATTTCAAACACAGAGTTGTAATCCATAAACAACCTAACCAAGACTTTCCTGCACCAGCTGAACCTCCGTATAAAACTTCATTCGTTTTATCATCCATTAAGAGTTTCCAAGCTTGACCTTGTTTCTTTGTTAGTTTAATGTTTACTTCCATATACTTCGTCTAAATTTATTGGTTGTATTGTATCAACCACAGCCAATCTTTCTTTTTCATCATTTATAACTGCAACCTCATTAAGATGTGCATATTTTTCAACCATCTTATTAACATATTCTTTTAACTGGTCTTCAGTCATATGTTTGGTTCTTTCCAAGAATTGTTTATGAATCTTTTCTTTAAATCTTTCTTGTTGTCTTCTAAATCTTCTATTTGCTGACATAATTATCTTTTTTATACATTTTTGATGGTTTATAGTTCTTCCCTGAATTATTATGTTCTAAATGGGTGAACATCAAATCTTTTGGTAAGAATTTGTAACAGAAGTAAGAGTTGTTGAATGAGGATGTGTTTCCATCAAAGGAAACTTTTTTATCCACAATTAACAATTGTAACTCCTTATCTAAAAAGAATTGTCCTACTTCCTGATAGTTTAATATGGGTAGTCCCATCACCATAGCAAAGGGTTTACCTAATTTGTACAATCGGTCCATCACTTCTAACTTCTTTGTGAATGGTGGGTTGGATATAATGTAGTCATAATATGGTGGTTCAAATTCAAAAAAGTCTTGTCCATCCCATTTATGACTGTATATTACTTTATGACCTGCCATTGTAATCTGTTGTACAAATTCTGATTCAAACGTATCAAATGGACACCACACCACAGAATTGTGTGTAATATACTTTAGAATAGGTTCAACCAGTACTGCTGGTGTATAATATTCATCCTTATCATTTAATCTATAATACGATGTGTTCATATATATGTTTGGTCAAAAACGAAAATTGACGCGTGGTTTGTTTAAATTTTTTTAATCGTCAATTCTTATATTGATTGAGATTGGTTCACCACCTGATGTAATGTCAATCTTTCTATTCTCCAATCCATATAACTTGTTTATGTCCGCTAACGTTTCCCTTTCCACTCTCTTATTATTGTCCTGACGTGCCCTGTCCAATAGGTCAAAATACCTTGATAATTGTTCCGAGATAATTTCTTCCGACTTTTCTTCAAACCTTTCTTTAATTCTATCTTTACAGTCCTTCCAAATATTCTCAGCGTGACGTTCTGATATTCCCCATAGTTTGGCACCTTCTTTTCTAAACTCATTGTAACTTAATTTTTTGTATAGAATCATTTCAAACGCTTCAGGGATTCTTTCTTCATATCCTGCTGTATTTGTTTTTCTTCCTGCCCCTTTTGGGTTCTTTTCTGTTTTTT